GCAACCGAGTTTGCTTTTTCATCGAACAGCTTTGCCACGTAGAAGGGCCGTTGATAGATAAGCCGATTGTGCTGGAGCCGTGGCAGGTGTTCATTCTGCACACGACGTTCTCATGGGTGCACAGGCTTGACGATCCAGTGAATGGGATCAAAGCGGGTAAGCGCCGTTTTAGAAGAAGCTACGTGTCTGTTCCACGTTCCAATGGAAAGAGCACGATCTCGGCAGCACTTTTGCTGTACATGGCTTTCGTCGATGGAGAAGGCGGCGCTCAATGCTTCGCAGTTGCCACATCGGTGGAGCAAGCGCAAGCGGTCTATCGTCCAGCCCGATTGATGGCGGAGAAGGCCGCAGAGTTCCGCAAAAGATTCGGCGTGACCATTGCCGCACATCGCGTCAATCAGGACAGCACGAATAGCTATATTCGCCCGCTGCCTTTCAAGCCTGGTGGGTTGGACTCGCTGAATATTCATTTTGCGTGCGTGGACGAACTCCATGCCCACCGCACGCGTGAAGTCTACGAGGTTCTGGAAAGCGGCTTGGGGAAGAGAGATCAAAGTTTAATTTCCACAATCACGACTGCTGGATTTGACCAATCTGGAATCTGTTTCGAGAAGCACACTTACGTGCAGCGCATCCTTGAAAAGAAAGTGGCGGACGAAAGCTTCTTCGGAATTATTTTCACCACAGACGAAGGTGACGGGTGGACCTTAGAGTCTAGCCACCAGAAAGCGAACCCGAACTGGAACGTGAGTGTCTCTCCGAACTTCATTGCATCACAGTGTTACCAAGCGCAACAACTCGCCGCCAAAGAAAATGAATTCCTCACAAAACATTTAGGGCAGTGGGTGAACGCCGACACAACGTGGATGTCCTCGATTGCGTGGCGTGCCTGCCAAGATCCCACGTTGAAGATCGAAGACTTCTCCAGCGACGAATGCATCGTCGGGATGGACCTTGCCAGCAGGCTCGACTTACTCGCGGTTGTAAAACTCTTCCGCCGCTGGAATGAAACGGACAACTCGTGGCACTACTACTGCTTTGGCGATTACTGGTTGCCCGAGGAGACAATCAAGGCCAGTAACAACTCGCAGTATGCGGGTTGGGTGATCGACGGCTTCCTGCACGAGTCGCCGGGGGAAACGAACGATTACGATGCGGTCGAAGATCACATCGTGGGCCTCGCCGATATCACGAACGTGAAAGAGGTATGTCACGACCCGTGGCAAGCGCACCAGACAGTGACTCATCTACAGGAGCACTTCGGTGTGGATGCCGTGATCGAACAACCGCCTCACGTCAAACATATGAGTCCGGCGATGAAAGAGTTAGACGCCCTGGTCCGTGACAGAAAGTTCCACCACGACGGTTCGCCGGTCATGAACTGGAGTATGTCCAACGTGGTTTGCCATCACGACGCAAAAGGCAATGTGTATCCGAGAAAGCCCTCACCAGAGCAAAAAATCGACCCCACGGTGGCGCTTTTGATGGCGATGTACCGTTGGACGGCGTTTAGCGAGGACGATAGCCCCTCGATTTCCTTCGTATAGGGACTATCCGGTGCGTAATTAGGAGCTTATGACGAAAGAAACGAAGAGAGACTTCCTGTTTTTAACTGGTGCGGTGCTTATCATCGCCGGTTTCCTGAAGTTTAGTATCGCCGTTGGCGTCATCGTGGCCGGTGTGTGCTGTGTCGCCGTAGCTCTGGCGCCAACGAGGGGTAACTAGTGGGCTTACTCCGTGAGTTCCGTGATTTCGTAACCAGCTTTAGCGCCCCAGACAATATGTTCGGGATGTGGGGCGCTACACCTAGCGAAGCTGGAGTGACTGTCAATGAGCTTTCTGCGTTACAGTCCGCCGCCATCTGCGGTTGCATTCGTCTTATCGCCGGATCAGTAGCCTCCCTCCCGTTAAACATCTATGAAATCGATTACACCAAGAACAGCAAGCAAGTAGCGCTGGAGCACGATCTCCAATCCCTGCTCAACGAAGCGCCTAATCCCGAGACGGACAGCTTCATTTTTCGCGAAACTCTCCAGACCCACCTACTGCTCGCCGGAAATTGTTACATCGAAAAGCGGTACGACAATGGCGGGCGCATCGCAGCGCTATATCAGCGTTCTCCGTTCCGCACTTTTCCTTATCGCACACGTGAAGGTCTTCTCGTTTACAAAACTACCGATGGTTCGAACAACGGTTTGGAGCGCACCATCCTCGCTGCGGACATGATTCACATTCGTGGGATGTCGCTCGACGGTCTCGTCGGCATGAATCCTATAAAAACTTATTGTCGAGAGGTAGTCGGTATCGACCTCGCCGCAAGGGCATTTGGCGCTCGCCTGTTCGCAAATGATTCCACGCCATCAGGAATTCTTTCCACCGATAAGTTACTCAAGGGCGACTCACGCAAGCAGTTAGAGTCTTCTTGGAAAACTGGTCACTCCGGCAGTAGTGCGCATAAGTTTGCAGTGCTCGATGGTGGTTTGAAATGGCAGAGCATTTCCTTGAGCCCCGAGGAAAGTCAATTCCTCGCCACACGCGAATTCCAAGTCCGTGAGATCGGAATTATTTTTGGCGTACCGCCACACCTACTCGGCGGAGCGGAAGAAAGAGCGGCGAACACCGAGCAGCAGATGCTGCGGTTCCTGAACTTCACGATCAGGCCGTGGCTAAAGCGGTGGGAAAGTTCTTTGTCTGCGAAGCTTTTGCCGACTGTAGGTAGAGCAGCAGGGCAATACATCATTCGTTTTGATACACAGGAAATGGAACGCGGAGATTTCGAGACTCGGTTGAAGGCTATCAGCACCGGACGCCAGTGGGGTATCTACACCGCCAATGAAGCACGCGAGTTAATCGGGAGTAATCCGATTGACGTGGCGGTGAGTGATAACGCTGCGGATCAATTGTGGATGCCCGTCAACATGGTTATTGCGCCGGATGTCGAGGACGAAGCAGAAGTCTTGCCGTCTGCTTTGCCTCCTGGTACTCCGGACCCGCTGGCCGCTCCTGCGGCTGCACCGAACGCCACGCCAGCACCAGTGCCAACAGCGGCTCCAGCGAAGCCTGCGAAGGTCACCAAGTCCATTGACCGCATTACAGGGGTCTATTCACGTTCGTTTCGTGAGGCTTTCCACAAGGTTCTTGCCGCTCCGAAGCCTGATAACAAGGCATTCACACGGGCTTTCACGGCTCCGCTGGCAGGGATTGCCGACTACTTGTACATGGATGAAGACCCAGATTTCCGAGCCGGTAACGATTTGCCAACCGAAGTTGCTGGTTTCATTTCTGATTTCATCGGCGGCATGCGGAAACGGTCTATCGATTGGAAAGAAGAGCAGTGGCTGGCTGAGTTACTCCGTGCAGCCAAGGCTATCAAGATTGCAGTGGTAAGGGAAATCGCAACTAGAAAAGCGAAGGAAGAACCAGAGGAGCAAGTCGATGCCGAAGCTGAATAATGTAAAAGAATTCCGTGTGTTCAACACCGAACTCCGAGTCGCACCGGATGCCAAGCCGATAATTGAAGGCTACGCAGCGCTGTACAACGTGCAAACCGACCTTGGCTATTTTCAAGAACGGATTGCTCCAGGCGCTTTCGCCCGAGCCATTTCGGAGAAGGACGATGTCCGGTGCTTGCTCAACCACGATAGTAACGCACTATTAGGGAGAACTACGAACGGCACGCTCACGCTGTCCCAAGATTCCACTGGATTGAAGATGCGTTGCGAGTTGCCTGACACCTCTGTGGGCAAGGACGTTCACACACTTATTACTCGGGGGGACATCACGGGGATGTCATTCGGGTTTATGGTTTTGGATGAGGATGTTTCCTATACCGCCGATGGAAGGTGCCTGCGTACGATCAAGGACGTTTCACTTTTAGATGTGAGTCCATGTGTGTATCCGGCTTACGAAGCGACCAGTGTTCAGGCTCGCAGCATCGACGCAGCCAAGGAAGCCTATAAGCCGGAACCGCCAGCGCCAGCGTTCGATCCGCTCGTCCGTGCGAAGCTTTTGACCCGCCTCCGCACGATTTCTTAACTACAACACCCCTTAGCGTGGGGACATTGTCCCCTGGCTGTGACCCGTCTGTCGGTTGCGACTGCCTTGGATGGCAAAGATTCCGGTTGCAGAAGGTAAGCGGTTCTCCGAGTCACCTCGGTGCAATGCGCTAGCCCAATAGGGAAAAATGCCTAACTCAATCGAATTGCGCAAACAGCGCGATGCAAAAATCCAAGAAATGCACGACCTTACTGCTAAGACAGAGTTTCCGAGTGAAGCGCAAGCTCGCTGGGACGCACTGGACAAAGAGCAGGAAGCACTCAAAACCCAGATCGAAACCGTCGAGCGTTCGGATAAGCTGTCAGCAGAAATGCGGGCACATGTCCCGCCTCCCGCTGGCCCGATCAATGCAGACCCCGAGGCTCGCGTAACTCCGGCCACGGACGAAGAGAAGCGCAAGAAAGCTTTTGACTTGTTCCTTCGCCAAGGCGAGCGTGCGGTGCAAGAGAATGTGGAACTTCGCACGGCTCTTAACACTGCGACGACCGGCGACGGCGGCGGCTTCACGGTTCCAGTCGGTTTCCAGAAGGAATTGGAGATCAAG